AACGGCTATCCTCACCAGTATGTCACTACAGTATGGTGTTCCATTGGAATCCCTTATACGCAAGATGAAGGGAGTACGATTTGAACCACATGGACTGACAGGAAGCAAAACTATACCTACAGCAGCCAGCATAGTAGATTATGTGTTCAGATGGCTGGGGAAACGTTTCTTGACGGAGGATTGTGAGGAAGTATCTTTGGAGACTGGTATGGTATGCCCTGAATGTGGACAGGCGGTGGTGAGTGAAAGTGGGTGCCTACAGTGTCATGCTTGTGGATGGACAAGGTGTGGATGATATGATACCTTTTCCAGATAAGAAATATCAGCTTATCTATGCTGATCCTCCTTGGCATTCGGATTACAATTTTGGACAGATAGGTAGTAGTAAGCTAAGTGGCTTTGGATCTTATTTGCGTTATGACACAATGACAAACGAGGAAATACTTGCATTACCTGTGCCTAGTATATCAGCAGATAATTGTGCTCTTTTCTTATGGGTCGTCAACTCACAATTAGATGTCGGCATTGATGTTCTAAAGAGATGGGGATTTGCATATAAGCAAGTGGCATTCTGTTGGGTAAAAACATCTCAAGCTGGAAATCCTAATTGCCGTCTTGGGTACTGGACATTAGGGGGTATGGAATTGTGTTTGTTAGGCATTACCGGCAATATGGGGAATAAACGTATCAAGAAGAATGTCCGTCAAGTTGTTTTACATCCAAGAACAGGACATTCCAAAAAACCTGCTATCATTAGACAGAACATTGAAGAATTATTCGGAGATATTCCACGCATAGAGTTGTTTGCCAGGAGCTATTATGATGGCTGGGATGTTTGGGGTAATGAAGTTGACATCCTGGTACCCTAGTACAAGCGACATTGAAACTACTGCACGCAAGATGAATATACCTTACCAGATTACGAGCAGGGTAGTGGAGAGGTATGTAAAGCATAGGGATGAATATGCTGGGCCAGTTGTAGGGGGAGTTATCCACAATCAATGCTTGAATAGGGATTCCAGAAAGGAGATAGAAGAGGAGATAGTAGATGCTCTTTTCAACTGCATTGTATGTAGCATTAAGGGTCAACCGGTTCACCCACTAGTATATGCAGCATTACGGATGGCATGGAATGTGCTACAGAAAGAAAGGAAAATATTATGACCAAGAAGAATAGTGAGTATGGTGTTGCCCAGGCTTTTACAGCCCTGGTAGAAGCCATCAAAAATGCTTGTGATTCATTTGCTTTAGCTCCTCCTCCATCAAAGAGAACATGGAAAGACAAAGTAAAAGACAATTTTGATTCTGTATTATTTGTGTGTATGACAGTTGCCTACGGGTTGGGTATCCTAATGGGTTGGGTGATATGGGGATAATCATAGCCTCTGCGGTGTTGGGGTGGTTGGTAGTAGCAGTTGTTTTGCTGCTATTGGTGAAGCATCATATTCGCTCTGAGGACGAGGATATAGCGTTCCTATGTATTATGGGTGTCCTCTTCTGGCCCATTGCAATTCCGATAGGCTTGCTTATAGGTATACTGGTGCTGCTGACCGATTGGCTCAAAGCTGAGGGAGGTGAATAAATGAGACAACAGAATAACGTAGCTGCAAAGGTAGGTACTGCTATTGCAGTCCTAGTGGTGTGCGGTGTCTTTGCAACGGTAGGAGCGATGTGGTTTGTGGGGGTGGTGAAGCTCGTGCAATGGGTGATGTGACGATGATAGAGTTAGGTGGGTGTAAACGCTGTTATGGGACGGTGGTGTTCGAGGATGAAGGGGACTCCGTAAATGAACGATGGACGTGTTTAATGTGTGGCGCAGTCTACTACACCAGGTATACTATGACTCCACAACAGGCATTGATTGATGTACAGCAGAGGAGGCGGGAACCATCTATGTTATACCGGTTGAGGAAACGGTATGATAGTAGGGATTGATCCTGGGCTGTCAGGTGCTGTAGCTATACTGAGGCCATCCTATGGGAATGGTGCTAATGTCTTTTCTACTCCCACACTGACAGCCAAAGGCAAGAAACAGTATGCCATAGCTGAGATGGTTCGCCTTTTGAGTAAATGCAGCAGGGTTGAGGGGGTAATTGTTATCCTTGAGGATGTGCATGCTATGCCAGGCCAGGGGGTCACTAGTATGTTTTCGTTTGGGCGGGGGGTAGGGCTGTGGGAAGGGATTCTGGCCGCCCTACAGATACCCTACCAGAAGGTTACTCCCCAGGTATGGAAGGCAGCTATGGGTTTGCGTGGCAAGGATAAAGGGGCATCTATACTGCTAGCCCAGCAGAGGTTTCCTCAATTGGCAGCCACAATAGGCAGGAACGATGGGAGGGCAGAGGCCCTTTTGATGGCGTTATATTGGTCAGAAAAAGGAGAGAAAAATGCTGGTGACGGAGCTAAGGAACCTGGAAAATACTCGTATCAGTATCGAGAAATTCCGGATAGCGGTAGGTAATAGGTTTAGTGCACTAGAGCGGGGTGTGGATAGCTCAGAGGCTCCTGTGCCATCTATATATTCACAGGTAGCTAGTATGGCAGAGGACATTGAGCAGCGATTGGACGAGGCTATCAAGGATGAGCTTGAGAGTAATTGGCCTGTATACAATGTGTGGCTGAGGCATGTGAAGGGCATTGGGCCAGGGCTATCCGCCCAGCTTTTGAGTTTTCTGCTTCCACCCATACCGGAAAAGGGGCCATCTTCATGGTACAAGGCTGCGGGTCTTGTGCCCACAGAAAATGATAAGGGGCAATTCCGTTTGCCCAGGCCTACAAAAGATGGGGGAAAGATAACGTACCATCCTTACCTCAGGCGATGCCTGTACAATGTGAGTACATCCTTTGTCAGGAATGGTGGGTTTTATCGGCAGATGTATGACCAGACAAAGGCGCGTTTGGTGGCAATACATGCTGGGGATCCTAATTGGATTCCTTTCCGTATTGATCGGACTGCAAGGTGGAAAGCTGTTAAGATATTTCTAGCTCACTTGTGGGAAGCGTGGAGCGAGTGTGAAGGACTACCCAGCAGGCTCCCATATGTGGTAGAGGTTTTGGGCCACCAGATGATCCCCAGGCCGATGTACGATGGAAAACATATGATGTGAGCGATCCGTCAATGTAGACTGATGCTGCTTTGGTGAGTGATCGGCCAATGTAGATTGATGAGGCTTTGGTGAATGACACTCCAGTGAAGACTGAGTCAGCAGTGGTGAATGACATCGACTTGTAGGGTGATAACATAATGGTGAGCGGCGAAACGGTGTAGATTGATTCTTAGCTGGCGAATGATTTGTTTAATGTAGACTGTTTGGAATATGGTGAGTGAGTCTTTCGTGAAGGTTGATAAGACCGTGGTGAATGCTTGGGAGGTGAAGGTTAATTAGAGGTTGGTGAATGAGGCTCGTATGAAGACTGAACCATCAGTGGTGAGCGGATCGACATTGTAGATTGATGCACCCCTGGTGAATGATTGGACGGTGTAGATTGGGTAAGTCGTGGTGAGCGCGTTACCGCTGTAGATTGATGTTGCCATGGTGAATGACAATTCAATGAAGATTGACCGGGATTTGGTGAGTGACTCCCAAATGAAGATTGGATCCGAAGTGGTGATTTTATTTTATCTGCAATAGGGGTTATTATAAATATCAGGAGGGGTAGTTGGAAGGGATAGACGTCAGCAAGCACCAAGGTAGTATAGATTTCAAAGCCGTGCAGGCAGCAGGGAAAGAGTTTGTCATCGTCTGTGGTGGGGATGGAGCGTATTCCAATCCCCTATTTGAGGAGCAGGTCAAGGGAGCTTCAGATTGTTATTTGCATGTAGAGGTTTACCACTTTTTGCGATTTAACCTGTCCCCTGCGGAGATGGCTGGTATATGCGATGAAACATATGATTTGGCCCTTCTGTATGGCATGAAGCCTCCAGGCAGGTTGTGGCTGGATATGGAAGATATAGATACCTGCCAGGATTGGACAGCTGAACAGCGGATTGAATGGCTTTGGGAAGTTATTCGTTTGCTTACAGGTATGTCAATCCCCTTAGGGATTTACACTGGTGGCTGGTATTGGCAGAGCCGCATGGGGGATACGGATGCATTTGCACACTTGCCGTTGTGGACAAGTGGGTATCCATTTGTGGGCATAAACAGCTTTGCAGAGGTAGGTGGGTTGTCTCCTGAGCTTTATGGTGGGTGGACAGAATGCCTAATATGGCAGTACCACAATAAGGGGCAGGTGCCAGGTATTGATGCCGATGTAGATTTGAACTGGGCATATAAAAGCTGGACAGAGGGGAGTGATGAGGGTATGCCGTTGGATTATAACGAGCTAAACAGTATGCTATTGCAGATGCAGCAGGATGAGTATTCGGTGATAGGTGGGTTCTGGAGGAATATAGTCACCCTAGCCAAGGCTGCAAATGATGAAGGCTTGTCTGATCAGGAGAAGGCAGAGGTAAGAGAACTGTTGGGAAAGATAAGGTTGACAGTAGATTAGATGGATTGGGATTCGTTCTACCATGGGGCACTGGTGGCAGGCTGGAAATATAGGCCACAGGATGCCGAGGATCTGGCTCAGGAGGCGTCTTTGCGGGCATTAAGGTATTCGGTAGATAATCCCAGTAATGCTCAAGCTCTGGGGTATACGATGGTGAGAAACCTAGCATATTCTCTCCATAGGCATGAGAAGCGTTTCCCCCAGGTGGAGTTAGATGCTGCTAATAATTACTTTCCAGAGCATAACAGTGAGAGGGATGTAGCATTATCGGCATGGAAGTACCTGAAGAGCGAGCTAAACGGACGGATGGAGTGGTTGTTAACGTATTATACAGATGGAGAGACAAAGAGGACAAAGGCAGAGAGGGCAAAGGCATACAGGATACGCCAGAAGTGCAAGAAATTGTTACTTAACCGATTATTAAGGGTGGATTAAGGATGGTAGAAAAAAGAGATCATAAACGAGGGCCGATGTCAGACGATGAGAGGAGGTTAGCACAAGATGCTTTCTTGCAAGTGTTCAGACAACATTGCAGTTACACAGACGCATACAAAGCTGCTGGTGTGGCACACGATACTCCACGGTATTGGATGAAGAACGATGTTGATGGTTTTGCCGAGAGGTACAAGGCAGCAGAACAGGAGGTCAATGACAAGTTAGAGGCAGAACTGTATAGACGGGCAGTAGAGGGTGTGGAAAAAAAGCGTGGTGTCTGGCACCAGGGTACAAAGGTGGGGGAAGAGGCGGTTAGGGAGTATAGTGATATCCTCCTCATTTTCATGCTGAAGGCCAGGCTGCCTTGGAAGTATCGTGAGAGGGTAGAGCACATCAATACCGATCTGGTGAAGGCAGAGGCAGAAAAACTAGCGGCAAAGTTTGGTCTTGATCCACAGGAACTACTAGCAGAGGCAGAAGCAATTTTGAAAGGAGAAAAATGATAGGTCTAATAGTAGCAGCAAGCCTGTTCTTTGGCGGAGGTGGGGGAGATGATGTACATTGCCTGGCCATTGGGTGCTATAACCCTGGTGCTGGTAACATTACAGCAGAAGATATTTATGAGGTAACAGGGTGTGACAATCCTTGGTGTGTGGTAGCATGGGCAGAACGGAATCAGCAGGAACCAGAGCCAATCGTTATTGACCCTGCTGAGGCAATAGAGAATGCTATCAATTCTCCAGCACCAGTAGCTCCTGATCTTAGTGGACTAGATCCTTGGGAAGTGATCCAATGGGCAACTAATCCGCCTCAGCCAGTAGCTCCTAGTGTAGGGGATATCATAGACATCTGTTTCGGGTAGGTTATAGGGTTTTAACGAATGAGTGCTTCTGCTAGTAATTTCTCTGGATCAAGGAGAAAAGATGGTAACTAAGATCGAGGAACTGAAGAAGAAATTTCCGTACCGTACACCTGTCCTTCCAATCGTTGGCCATAATATTGGCCAGGTAGGGTATGTGCTGAAGGTGCAAGAGGAGACTGGTTGGATTGAGGTAGGATTTCTTTCTTTTGGGGGAGCTTTTATAAGCGATAGTGACAATCCTGGTATGTACAATTGTGTAGTGGGTATTTACCACCCTAAAGATTTGAGATTGAAGGCAATTTGAATTGAGTAATCTGCTGGAAGCATTGCCACTAGCAGCATTACGGCTAAAGGCTGCTCGGGATGCTTCTATTGCCTGGGGAGATAATCCTGCTAGGACACAATTCAGGGAATTCCTGAAACACTGGAAATTCGTAGACCGCGAAGAGGGCACTATATGCTCCCTAGAAAGCCTGTGGCCTGGACAAGAGACGTTCTGTCAGGCTATGCTTGAGCACCAGTGGATCATAGCACTAAAAGCAGGCAAGTTAGGGTTTACAGAGCTTGAATGTGCTTGGGATGCCTTTCGTCTTCTAGGCCCACAGAAAAATGCAAGGGTACACCTATTCAGTCGTGATGCTTCAGCCAGCAGGGAATTGCTGGGGATAATACGGTTCGGCATAGAGCACCTACCGGCATGGTTAAGGCCAGAGATCCTTGCCGATGCTGCTGGTGGCGATACTAGCCAGAGTATGAAGTTTCGGGTAGGGCCAGATGATATCCGAACGATAATCTCTTACTCATCTGGTACGCATGTGAGCATTGACCAAAACTGTCAGCATGCCCATGTAGACGAAATAGCTCATATGCCCTTCCCGGATACTACCTGGAATGCTGTTAGGACAACAGTATCTCCAGGCGGTACCTGCCATGTATTGTCCAGAGGCCTTGGCGATGCTAATTTCTTAGCTACCCTATGGCGGGCAGCGCAAGAACCAGGGAGCGACCTTTACCCTGTCTTTGCCCCATGGATAGCTAGGCCAGGCAGGGATCAGCAGTGGTATGATCTACAGAGCATGGCCCTTACTCCCTTACAGTTACAGTATTTTGCACCAGAGACACCAGAAGATGCCCTAGCCGGTGACCTGATAAATGTTTTTGTACCTATTGAGCTATGGGATTTGTGCTATGATTCTACGCTGCCCTACATGTTCGATCCACAGTCAGAGGGATTGACTGGCAGCAAGATCCCAGTAGTCATAGGTGTAGATGCCGCTACAACAGGAGACTGTTTTGGGATTGTGGCAGTTACTCGCAACCCTAAGTACCCACAGGATGTATGCGTTAGGGCAGTGAGGGCTTGGAAGCCACCAGGTGGTGGTGTGCAGATAGATTATGCTGGGCCGGAGGCATTCTTACGTACACTGATACTGGGTGGTTGCGCTTTGGGTCATCCTTTGACGCCGGACAGGCAAGGGATAGATCCACGTTACCAGCATGTGGAGTATGGAGCATCTTGCCCTGCCTGTGCTGATAGGGTATATATCCCAGGCTACAATGTAGTGATGATAATCTATGACCCTATGCAGTTAGAAGACATGATGCAGAGGCTAAATAGGGAGCTTGGGGTATGGAAGCGAGGCATGCCTCAGGGCAAGGAACGGCTAGTGTCTGACAAGCTGCTTAGGGATTTGATCATAGGCAGAAGGTTATCACATTCCTGCAACCCACAGGATGTAGGGAATCCCCTCTGGGTATTGAGGGAGCACATCAACAATTCGGCAGCAAAGATACCTAGGGATGAAGATAATAAAATTCGTATAATCAAGAAAGCACCAGACAGGAAGGTAGACTTGGCGGTGGCATTGAGCATGGCAGCAAGCGAATGTTTACGGTTAATGCTATAGAAACGAAAAAAGACATGTCCGATATAGATACTCTGATAAAACAGGCAAAAGAACTAGGGGAGAAATTTAACAAATTCCATAGTGCTTCCACTGGAAGATTTAGTAGTGGAGGAGGAAGCGGATCAGGTGGTAGTGCAGGAGGATCTGGAGGCGGGGGAGGATCTTCTACTGGTAAAGCTCATGCCCCATTGTCAGAACCCAAAACAGCTGGAGAGAGAAAAGCTAATCACGCTGAAGCAGAGAAAAGAATAGGTAAGAAAATTACAAACGACACAACATTAGGAGAGATTCGAAAAGGGTATGGGCGTAACCCCACTCCCTTTGAGTGGGAGTATATTCATGCACATTAGGAGAAACGGATGCAGGTAGGTTACAGTAGGACGGCAAAGGAAAAGCATGGGAAGATGCACATAGTGTTATCTGGTGGGCGTGCCAGGTGTGGACTCCTGCTTGAGAATGAGACAATTGTAGACTTGATGAAGCACCCAAACGAAAAACCACAGATATGTAATATGTGTCTTCTCAATTTGCAGAGGGATAATTGTAGAAAGAAAGAAGCGACGATTCTGCAGGTGTAATAGGACGGTGAATTATGGATGATAATGGGGATGGGGTAGGGGTCAAAGAGCTAGACCCTAAGGCGTTACAGAAGACAGTAAGAGATTTGCCACCTAAACCACCAGAGGGTAGCACTGGTGTAGATATGAGCATGCTCTGGTGGGTGAGTTCTATTGCCACAGAGATAACAGAGTGGGGTAAGCACCCTAAGCTCAGGGATAGGCAGCTTAGGGAGTTTGTCAGGTCTGAGAGCTATTACCAGTCTGCCCAGGGGGTAGTGTGTTCCAGGAATGCTTCCTTTTCCTGGACATTAGATGGGCCACCAAGAGTTGTAAATCGTCTTCAGAACGTGCTGGATAATGCTGATGATGGGGAAGGCTGGACAGACCTAATGCTCAAGGTCAGCCAAGATCTGTACAGCCAAGACTATGGGGCATTCATAGAGGTAGTGCGAGATGGTAATAGCCCCGATTCAGCATTATTGGCGTTGAACCATTTGGATGCTGCTAGGTGTTGGCATACAGGTAACCCAGAGGTACCTGTCATCTACCAGGATAGGTTGGGTAAGTATCACCAGCTTCCATGGTACAACGTTATCACATTAGCGGAGATGCCGAGCACGATAGAGCTTCCTGGGCTATATGGATTGCAGATTTGTGCCCTGTCTCGGATGCTTTGGGCAGCGCAGATTATCAAGGCCATTACCTTATACAAATACGAGAAGGTAGCGGGCAGGCGCACGCGGGCGATGCATATCGTTAATGGGCTTACCCAGGTACAGATTAACGATGCTCTAGCAAAGGCGCGGGCATTTGCTGATAGTCAAGGGTCAGTGCATTACATAGATCCACTGATCATTCCCACAAATGACCCAAAAGCAGAGGTGTCTAGCATCACCTTGGAATTTGCTAGCCTGCCTGATGGGTATGATGAGAATGATAGCTTCAAGAATTACATTACGATTATCGCTATGGCGTTCCTGTCAGACTATCAGGAGTTTGCTCCCCTGCCTGGGGGTGGGTTAGGTACATCTGCACAGAGTGAGATGTTGCACCTAAAGACACGAGGCAAGGGGCCAGCATTGTTTAAGAAGATTGTCTTGCATGCCCTTAACCACAAAATCCTTCCCAAGAATGTGGAGTTTGCCTGGGAGGAGAAAGACCCAGAGGCAGAGAAACAGACTGCCGATGTTAAGAAGGTGAGGGCAGATACGCGGGCATTGATGGTGCAGAGTGGAGAAATTACAGCGGATGCATCCAGGCAATTGGCATTGGATGATGGAGATATCAGCCAGGAAATATTTGATAGCCTGGGCGGTAGGGATGTGACTCCAGATGTAAAGATTACAGATGAGGAGCAACCAAAGACAGAAAAACCAGAAACACCAGTATTGCCGGCAGCAGTCCCCGCAGTGCCAATGGAAGAAGCACAGAAGGAAGATGAATTCTATCCTAGCCCATTTTGGAAGAGGTTATGGCAATCATATCCGTAGAGAAGCAGCATAGGCATTCCTGGGGGGTAGATCCTCCTGGAGAAGTATCCTCCTTTAAGCATCTACCTGGTAAGCATGACCAGAAGAGACATGCTGGTTGGAGAGGTCAATGGACACATGTTACTAGTGAATCATCGGCAAGAGAAATTCTTAAGCATGGAGTAGATTTAACAAAAACGAAAGAAGGAGTTTTTTACACTGCTCGCACTGGAGTGTTTTCCAGTGTTGAAGGGGCCACCGTTTCTTTGCGTGTAAAAACTGATCCTAAAAAGATTTTTCGTACAAATCCTCCTTTACCGGATAGAGAAGGAAAACAGAAATTAAAAGAACAAGGGTATCAAGCAATACACATGTCATGGAAAAATAATGAATGGCTTGTAGTGCTAGACCCTAAAATAATTCAAATAAATAAATATGCTACTACTTCACAGAAGGAAAAAGATCAAGTAGTTATTGCAATATGGTGGGAAGATTGGGATGAGTTTCAAGAACAAAAGGATTTGTGCTCAGCAGTTTGCATGATATGTGGAGAAGAGAAATACTTTACAGTAGAAGAGTTGCTGGGCCTGAAGTATAACAAATTCCATTCAGCTACTACAGGACGTTTTATCAGTGGGTCTGGAGTACAAGGTTTTTCTACAGCAGAAGAAGGAAAAGAATTTCTTAGTACGCATTATGGGAACTGGAAGGCTAATCTGTCTACTAAACAAAAAGCTGGTATGGCGTTTTATCAATCTCCTGGATATGAATTGATGAATGGTCAATTAAGAGGTCACAACGTCAAGGCATCTCCTAAAGATTTGGCAAATGCTAAAGAAGCCACCAAACACTTGAAATCAGCTATCAATTCTGCCCCACCTCTTACCAAGCCGACAGATGTGTATCGAGGATTTTCTGAAGCGCAGTTTGGAAAACTAAAAAACGGTATGGTTTTGCAAGATAAGGGTTTTACTAGTACGTCTCTGACAGAATTGCAAGCTGGCTCGTTTTCTGGTAAAGGAAAACAAGTTTTAGCTAAAATTACTCTTCCGGTTGGCACTAAGGCAGCCGGAGGTTCTGCCAAAGAATTGGTATTGGCTCCTAATACAAAGTTGAAGGTTACATCTGTAAAACCTGGAGGAAAACAGACGTTGGTTGAATTAGAGGTGGTACCTTGACAGAATCCTTACTTGATGAACGTCTATTTTGGGAATTAGATGATATTGAAATACTAAGTGAGAAGGCAGAGGAATTTGGTCCACCTATGTTCCCACAGCAAAGGGCTGCTCATGAGGCTATGCTGGAAGAGGCTGTCCTGAAGGGTCTGCAAGCCCTACAGAAAGCAGTAGTAAAAGAGATATCCAAAGGTGAGAAAGAGCTAGAATCTGCCAAGTCTTGGATGGATATTGCTGATCAAGATTGGTTTTGGGAAAATATCAAATCTGAATATGAGTTTCAGACTAGCAAGGTTGTGGAAACACTTATACAGGCAGGTGTCACCCAACCAGCCAGTTTGGGAGTGGTGTATGATTTTTCTCTGGCAAATACAGCAGCAAGACAGGCAGCAGATGCATATAGTGATGATTGGTGGAATCAGTTAACAGCTAATACTAGATTTGGGTTGAGAAGAGCTATAGAGAACCAAATTATATCTGGCAAACCATTGAAGGTTCTTACAGATTCCCTCAGTAGTGGAGATAATCCCTTATTCAGCCCTGCGCGGGCGAAGATGATTGCTGCTACAGAAACCACTCGTATGTACGCTGAGGGGAATAGGGCTGCGTATGCTGCAGGTGGTATACAGACAGTAGAGTGGCGTACGTCTAGGGATTCTCATGTATGTGATATCTGTGGGCCATTGCATGGGCAGAGGATGATATTAGGGCATGAGGATTATGTACCCCCTGCCCATCCCCGTTGTCGGTGCCATTTGGCTCCTGTAGTGGAAAATCAGGCATTAACAAAGCCAAAACGTTTGCCCAAACCATCTGGGAAACTTGGAAATGTGAAACTTTGGGATGTACTCAATGATCCACATGCTAGGACTACATTTGAGTCTAACAAGGAAATGTGGAATACATTGAGTAATAAAGTGGCTCCTGGATCCACCCCTGAATTTGTTGACAAAACCCTCAAGAAAATAGTGTGTGAAAACTTGGAAATTAAATTAGGATTATCAGCAGCAGAGGCACGTAGCTGGATACATTCATGGGCAATGTCCTCTTCAGATCATCAATCAAGATCATTGGCTATGCAGAAGGCAGCAGCAGACAAATTCAACCTTCCTATCAATCCATTCATACAGGCAAAATTGAATAGAAGTCCTTATTGGATAGATTATACGGATATTGCTAAGAAGGTAGTAGATTCAATTTATGAAGACACCCAAGCATTCCTCAAGGAGAATGGCATAAAGAGTATGAAGGTGGTCAGGGGTGAGAGGGATACTAGTTTATACCCAGAGGAAAGTCGTTTGTATAATCCCTTATCCTCTCATACTGTAGATGAAACTACTCCCAATCAATTTGGGGATAAGTTTTACACTGTAGAGGTTCCAGCATCCAGGATATTCTCACTACCATTTACAGGAATAGGTTGCTTTAAGGAGTACGAGGTCGTAGTGATAGGTGGACATTCATATACTACACCTGTATCCTTAGAATCATGGGTCGATGCAATACTCGAAAAATCCTTGAAACAAGAAGGGGATGAGATAGACTGGTATACTGTGGTAACTCCTGACCAAGAGGATTGGTTGAAGACACCTTCGGAGGCGATGCTCCTCCTTAATGGAGTAGATACCCCAGAACAGTTGATGGCATATATGGAAGAGAATGGAATGACAGATTGCCTCCTCTACCGGAGGATGCAGATTGATCCTCACTTCGAAGCGAAGTTGAAGAAGGGAGTGAAGGCCCCATGGAGCTAAAAGCTATCCTCCCCAAAGGCAAAGTGTTTTCAACTGTAAATGCTCAGATGATTACACATGAGCTTTCTAACTTTGGTTTTGAATTGCAAGGTAAAATGTCCGAATATCCTCCAGCGCCAGCAGGCAGCAAATATGTACGCACAGGTTTTCTGGGGATGTCCTGGAACAAAAGTGGACCGGCAACTGTTGGCAATTCCATTATGGTAGCAGTGGGAAACATAATGGAGTATGCACCACTGGTACAGGATGAAGAGAGGCAGAAGTCATTCCACAAAGCACATGGGTGGAAAACAATACAGGTAGTTGGCAAGGAACTGTGGGAAGGCAAGTACAAACCACGTATCAGACAGATCCTGAGGATGAAGTAGATGGAGAAATTCCGCTGTACAGTGTGTGGAAAGCTTCTGGCCTATGTTAGCCCACAATCTACAGTGGAAATACGCTGCTCTAGATGTAATGCATTGAACACATTTTATTTTAATGAGAGTAGGGGTTATAATAAGCTTGAAGAGCTGATAATACAATCAAATTAGTTGAGAGGCCCAGGACTCCGCGAGGCCCAGAACCATGGAGGTTCGGGG